ATCAATTTCAATTTTATTACCAGTATAAGTTTGTTCTCTTAAAGTAACAAATTCAGTCCAAAGTTGTTCTAAATTAGCATGTTCAAAATAGAATTTATCCATTTGTTTCATAAAATCAAAAAGTTCTCTTATATCATCAGTAAGAAAAACTCTTGATAAGTCATTCATTTCCATGATAGTCATGCTAATTTTAGCTCTTTCTTCCCAAATTAATGAACCAAATAATCTTTTATTAAATCTTTCCAAATCTTTCATTAATTGCCAAGATTTGTTATTATTTATAACAACATTTCCTGAACCATAATGATTCCTAATTGAAAGTAAACCTAAAGAATGGATAGTCATAGCTTTAGCATGAGCATATCCATTCTGTTCAATTTTACTTTGAATTTCTTCTTGAATTGATTTATTAAAAGCTAAAAATAAAGTTCTGTATTCACATCTTTCTAAAATACCCATTAAAGTAGTAGTTTTACCACTACCTGCTACAGATTGAATAAGTAGATTATGATTTGTTGAAGTCCAAGTATCATATACAACTTGTTGTTTTATACTTGGTATCATTCAATTAAGATTTTAGAAATTTTCATTGCAGTTTTTTTATTATGAGATACTTCTTTTTCAAGTAAAGAAATCATTTCATTTATTTCAGCAATTTCATCTGAACCTATTCTATCAGACCATTGCTTCATAGCTTTCAATCTGTTAATTACTTCTATCATAATTTTCAATTTTATCTTTAATAGATGCTTCACACAATATAAGATAATTAATCAAGTCTCCAATTTTCTCATCTACTTTTTCAGTAGAAGGGAGAATGTTATTATCTATATCATTTAGAATATCAAGAAATGATACATAATGTTTTAAAGCAAATCCCCATAATGCTTTCTCTCTTGAAACATTATTTATTCTTGCAGCTACATTGAAATTATGTAAAGGGTCATTGTTTCTCTGATATTCCAAACCTTTGATTTGTAAAGTATTTTTTATACTTTCTAATCTTTTTTCTACAATTTTGTCAAATTCTGTTCTATTCATTTTTTATAATATTTAAAATTTTCATACATTCCTTTTGTTTGTAAAAAATATCTCAATCTTGATAATTTTATATTAAATATTTCTGAAACCTGTTTGATTGAATCATATACAATATTAGAATCAATATTAATTATTTTTTGTTTTCTACATTCTAAATTGCTCATTTTCAATTTAGTTTCTTCTGATAATTTTTTACCTTTATTAAGAATACTTAATTTTAATTTTGTTTCTCTTGAAAGAGATTTTCCTAAATTTAATTTTGCATGATTTTTAGAAATTTTATCTTTTACTTCTTGTGATAACTTTTTCCCTTTATTACCTAAACTTATTTTCATTTTAGTTTCTTCAGAAACAATATGAGGTAGAGTATCTGTAGAAGTAAGTACACAATTTAAACCATGATTTAAAACACCATAAAAATCTTGCCAATATCTCTCCCTTATATTTAATTCTTCAACTAAACATATTTCTATAGTTTCAAAAACATGATTGATTACACCATATTTAATAAAAGACCTTACTAAAGCAGGTTGTTCTTTTGTATTTTGTAAACTTTTATATTTTAAAAATCTCTTTTTAATATTTATACTTTGTCCTATATAAATTTTTCCACTCGGACTTGTTATTTTGTAAATTCCCATCATACATATACTAATTTAATACAAATGTAATCATTTACTTTTAATAATAAAAAGAATATTCTTTACTCTTAATAATAAAATATCATAATTCTACAAATTCTATAGATTTATTATGTAATTCAGTCATTACCATTAAATCTTGATTATCAAATTTTTCATTGGAATCATCCATAGATTCCTGTATTAAACCTACTTCATATTGACAAGATTTTCTGGAAACATCATCATCATTTTGCATTGCTGGTGTAACTTGTTCTCTTATGAATCTTTTAAATCCTGAAGTAAACTCTGGATATAATGCTACTTTAAATAGTGATTGCCACATAATTATGAGTTTAAAAAAATCAAAGTGAGGTGTTATACATCACTTTGATTTTAAATTATAAATTATTTAATTCCTTTAAAATTAAATACTTCTCTTGCTGCAATAGTAAGAATTTCTCCTGTTTTAGGATTTCTACCTTGTCTTGCTGCTTTTTTCACATTTGAGAAAGTACCATAACCTTGAATAGTTAATTTACCATCTTCAATAGCAAGATTTTTACAAGAAGTTAATACAGCTTGAATGTTTTTTTCAGCTTCTTCTTTTGATTGTCCTGTAACTTCTTGTACAACTTTTGTTAGTTTAGCATTATTATTCATAATAAAAATTAGAGGTTTCCTTTACCCCTCAAGGTTCTTATAATTAAAAAATTCTTTTTGTTTTTCAGGAGGGAAATCATATTCCATATTTCCATCTTTCAAGTCTTTATATGTCAAAATTGTACCAAATGAATCAATTACCTTTTTGATAAAAATATCTCTAGTACTTAAAGATTTTATAAGAACTTTTTTAGATTCTGTTTCTTTTGGAAAAAATTGTTCTATCTCATCTTTACAATACATTTTACTATATTTACCTTCATTGAATTTATCATACACATCACTATGACTTTCTGGAAATTTTATAACAATCATGTGTTTTCTTCCTTTTTCTATATCATCATAAGCATAATCAGTAACATAATATTCTTGATGTTTAAGATAATTTAAAAAATTTTGAAATTTTGCAGGTTGGTATAATTTATCTGATAAAATATAAATTAATTTTTGTTGTTCAAAAAGAGTACTATCTAAAAGACAATCATGTATTCCAAATGCTAAATTAAAAATAGAATTTAATTTTACTACAAATGTTGGACCATATAACTTTAAACAAGGTAATAAATATTTATAAGTTTTATTTACATATAATTTTCCTAATTCTATTTGCATAATTTATACATTTATTACACCATTCCAATCAACAACTAAATGTTCATTTTTATCATCAACTTCCATAATATTTTTATCCATTTCCCATCCTTTTTCAGTATGGTACAAGAATAAATCTATCAATTGCTCAAAACCATCAATTTTAGACAATATTACATATTGTTCTGGTATTAATGTTGAGAAAGAAGTATCAACAACTGTATAAGATGGTCTTCCTTCTCTACCTATTTTAAGCAATGTTTCTGACATTTCATAAATAAGTGGTTTTCCAGGATTTATTGTAGATTCAACAATGAATTTAAAAGGTTTTAATACTTGTAAATTATTTCGCAAAGCATAATAATCAATTAAAGCATTAGAATACCAAGCAGCTTGAATATCATATCTATAAGATTTGATACTACTCAAGAAATCAACAGTATTTCCAGACATTGTTTTTAAATCAATACCTTCTACACTAATAATTTTATCTTGTTCATCTCTTACTACAACAACCAAATCTAATAATGCTTTACAATCTACTCCTTTATAATTGAAATATAAAGGCATTTGATAAATAAAAGTTACATTTTCCATTTCATTTTGTAACTCTCTATCAAAATATTTAGATGTTCTCCAATGAGTTTTCAATGAAGAAACTATACTTAAAATTTTGTTATAAGTTGTTGAATCAATGATAGTTTTACCAAAAGATTTAGATAAATCTTGAAAATATTCTGCTCCAGGTTCACAAATAGCTTTCATTTTTGCTTCTGCTCCCCATCTTGATTGATAATTTACTTCTGCACAAGCATCAAGAATATATGCTTCCCAATCATGTAAATAACCAGCAAATTCAGGAAAAGATTTTTTCAATTCAGGAAATTCTAAAGTATCGTTTTCAATACTAATATAGTTTCCATTATCTTTTACTTCAATAGCATCTTTTACTGGATAATTATTTACTTCATTATCATAATCCTCTTTTATCCTATTAAATACTGATAATATTATACTAGCAACAGTATCAGAAGGAGCTTTTTCTAATGATGAAACATAAAATGCTTTTTCAAATTCTCCTTCTTCTCCTGTTAAAATAGTATCTACAGCTTTACCTAATATAATATGAGGTTTGCTACTAATATCTTCTTCAAAAGTAAAATTATCAACTCCTTTTGCTAGTCTTTTTAATTTTGACTGTCCTAAACTTTCTGATGCATAATAAGCATCAATTTCACTTTGTGGTGTTATTATTACTCCCATTTTCAATGTAGTGTTTTAATATTATTTCATTTTTAAAAACTTCAAATGTCATATTAACAATAGTTTTAAATTCCGAGTTCATATCAAACTTAAAATCTTTCAATCCATCATATTTCAAGAAAGGGTTTAAAGTTTGAAAAATATTAAACTGTTGTAATGACATATAAACCTTTTCGTGTTCAGAAAGTCTTTTATGACCTCTTCCTACTTCTTGATAATGAATTAACAATAAAGGTTTCTTAAAAACTTCATCTTCTTTTGGGAACATTGTTTGAATACAGCTATACATAGCAAACAACTCTTTACCTGCATTCATGTTTTTTTGTTTACCAGCTTTGATTTGCAAATTAAATGGAATATACATTAAATCTATCTTTGCATTATCATGTTTTTTACTGACAAAACGAGAAGTTTCACAAAAATTAAAACCTAAATCTCTAAATTTTATGGCATATAATCTTTCTGCATTACTTCCTTTTCTTTTGTTTGTTTTTCCTATTCCCATTAAGGTTTTTAATTTAATTAAACAATTAAAAACTTTATGTTACAAGTTAGAAGAATACTTCTTCAACTTGTGGCTCTTCTATATCATCAATGAGATTAATTATCGTTGTTGTTCTTATAGTGGAACTAGGTGATAATTCAATTGATGATTCATTTTCTAAAGTATTATCTATTTCAATAGGAACAAATTTTCTTTGTCTATTTTCTAATTTACTACCAATACCAGGATTAAAAGTCTTAAATTGTTCAGGACTTTTAAACATTATACTACCTACATTATTGATTAAATGATTTTGTAATTCATCAATATTATTGAATTTCATTTCAAATTCATTAGAATAAGTAAGATTTTCTATTTTAGCAGAAGTAGTAAAAACGACAGGAATATTTACTTTATAAGCATCTAATATATATTCTTTTTCTAATTTTTTATAGAAATTTGCATATATAGGATTAGTAACCAATTCTGTTGAAACTAATAATGTTAAATTTTTAGCATTTTCTTTAGGTATTGTACTTTTTGAATAACCCTGTTGAAGAAAGAGTTTTGATTTAGGTTTATTAGCCAATATCATAAGAATTTCATCTTTTTCATTGACTACATAACCTTTACCTACATAAATCGTATTTTTTTCTTCTCCTAAACTTAAATTGAAAGCACGCAAACCTGCCATAATTATTGATTACATCAAGAAACTCTCTAATATTAAATTTTTTTGGTATATAATCAATTTCAAGCAAAGGTTTGTGATATAAAATAAAATCATCTTCCTCATCTTTTATATAACCTGTGTCCCAATAACTAATCACAGGGATAAAATAAGAAGTAATCGATGAACCAATTTTAAATTCATTACCATGAAATATANTACTACAAATTTCAGTTAATTGTAACATATTTAAAACTCATTAGTGGTTAAAGCTAAAGGAATAAAGAACTCGTGGTAAAAGGGAACATCTCTTACAACTTCTCTTTCATAGATGTTTGTCATGTGATTTGTGAAAAAAGCAGTCATTAAAGTAGCTATCATAGCTGCTGCATGAGAAGTTTGTTTCATTGTACAAGGTGCATCTTCAACTTCTTCATCTGCAAATAATGTTTTTTCATAATCTTTAATTCTGTCTGGAGTTACACAGAAAATTTGCAATTGTTCCATTTCTAATCTACCATCAATTAAAATAGGTATTACTGCACAATTTTCAATACTCCTTTTCCAGTTTTCAAACATATTCTTTCTTGCTAACATATTATCAAAACCAGAAAACATAAAATAATGAGTAGGAGAGTTTTCATCTATTTTAATGTTAAATCCTGAGATTGAATCATTAGCAAATTCCTTGATAATTTCAGATAAAGCAGAAACTTTGTATTTGCCTACATCTGAAAGTCTAAATAATTGACCAGCTGTATTACTCTCTTCAATAATATCAAAGTCGTAAACAATTGGTTTAAATCCTGCTCTTGCAAGGAATAACGTAAGCCAAGAGGAAATTCCTCCTGCTCCACCTACCATTACAGTTTCATTTTCTTTTGGAAACCAAGGGGCATCTTTAAATCTATTATACTGTTGTGTCATTTTTTTTCAAATTCTACAATCATAGCTTTAATAGCTTCGATTGTTACATTAATAAATGGGAATTGCATAGTTTTATCTTCTAATAAATCAATTACTACATAAGTATCTTCAATAAATTCTTCATCAGTAGAATCAGGAAAATGTTTATCATATAAAAATGTATAATTTTCAATAATAGAAGAAGCAATTTGATAAGCATCTACTTCTAAATCTTCTAATAAATATAAAGCATCTTCAAGAGTTTCATTAGGTTCAATAGGGGTAGTAAACTTCATTAATTCTATAATAAAAGTATCAATAACTTTTAAATTATATATATCAAATGAATCATCAAGAGTTTTGATGTCTATTATAGAAGCTATGTCTTTTATTCTTTTACTTCTATTGGATAATATAGTTTCATCAATTTTATAATGCTTAATTTTATTAGCTAATTTAGCATTTTCCAAATTGTTTATTGCTGGTATAGCAAATGTGTTAGGAATCCACTTACCATTAATCCATTTACCATTATTAAATCCTGTATTAACAGGTGTATTGTTAGTAGTAGTAGTAGGATAACTATAAGGAGCAAATTGTTTAATAGCTTTAGGTTTCATAATTTCCTTAACTCTGTTATCAAATCCTTCTTCAACAATTATTTGTTCAAATGGGGAAATTATTTCACAGTTATAAACAAACATTTTATCTTTTTTCAATGTGATATTTGGTCTATCTATAATGTATTTTACACCATTTTCATCATTTGCATAATATGGAATTTCTTTGATTTCTTGTTCTAAACTTGCAACAAATGCAATTTTAGCCATAAAATCCATATAATTATTTACAATTAATGATAAATAAAAATTGTGAGATGGGGAATTATCATTCAATTCAGCCATATCTGTACTAGAAAAGAATACAGTCATAGTATTATGACTATGAATATGTCCTACATACCAATTCATTCTTTTTTCATCTTCCATTAAATAATCAAGGTATCTGTCATCAAGTTCATATTCAGTATATGATGATGTACCTTTATCTAATGGTAAAATATCTTCCAATTTAATTTTGAATGTTAGTGGTTCTTTAATACTACCTTCAATAGAGTAGAATAAAGCACCAGACCATTCATCTTTGTTTATATTTCTACAAAGGTATTTGATTTTGTTCAGAATTTCTTCTGACATTATTATTGGAACTTTCAAGGTAGTTAATTCCACTACCTCTAACACAGGCTTTATAGATTTCATATTCAAGTTGTTTACTGACATAATTTAAAAAATTAGGATATATTCCATATTCGGAAATATCAATTGTTGTTATTTGTTTAATAGGTAACACATTGAAAGATAATTTTTTACCTTGAATATATACAAAAGGTATTTCATCATTACTTTGTTCTTTTATTCTATTTATAATTACCTGGGGACTAAAAATGATTTGTCCTATTTCAGGATAAGTATAGAATTTATCATCACTTCCTTTTTTACAAATAATTCTTGTAGCATATTCTTTAAGATTTTCATTGTTTAAAAAGGCATCTTTTAGGAATTGTGTAAAAACAGAATCTTTTTTGATTTTAAATACATCATCAATATGTAAACAAAGTTAAAAGGTAATTTTTGAGCTAGAACTAATTCATAATTTTGAAAGTGTTTATATATAGTTGTAATTTCTCCCAAAGGAGTAGTGAGTCTGACAGATATATCTTCTATAGCTATACTTTCTATTTTGATATGAGGACCTCCTTCTAAACTTTCCCAAGCTACAAGAGAATCAATTGTATATAACATTAATTCAAATTTATCTGAATCAAATTCAGTAGATAATTCAATATCTAATTCAGATAAATCTTCTGAACCAATACAAAAATCATTTGTTATTAAGCATTGACTGAAATTAGTAATTTTAGAAATAGCAGGTAAATGACTATGCATATATCCTTTATCCCATTCATCTTGTAGTAGTGTTACTCTTGTTCCTTGTACTCTTCTAGTGTAAATACAATTATTATCAACACTGTAAGCAACAGGTAAAACAGCAATTAAATCAGTCAATTCTCTTGATTGTTCAACACTATTTGTGATTTCTAATTTAGGGTAATGCATAATAAAACTTATTTCATAATAATTTCTATTATTTATTTTTGTATTTGTCAAATGAATATCCCATTTATCTTCAAATTTTCTTTCAAACACAGTAATTAATTCAAATAATTGTTCAGTAAAAATAGTATAATTTATTACCTGTAAAATTCTACATCCATTATTAGAATAATAGTAAATTCTACCCCTATCAATTAATTTTTTTAACCATTCCCTATTTCTGGTTAATCCTGCTATTCTTACTGAATTAATATAGTTTTGAATCTTATTAGACGATTTATTATTTTTTAAATCCATTTTTTTTTAAAATAATTAAAAAACTCCAACTATTTTTAATTGGAGTTTTTGTTATAAAACTATATAAATAATAATTATTCAAACATTTTAGCTTCAACAGCTAATCTATCATTTTCTTCTTTTTCTTCCTTATTAATAGTAAGTTCCTCTTCTTTTAAAGTGATATCCTCATTTTCAACCTCTTCTTTTAAGCCAGGTAAATATTCATCAAGAATTTCACTTACTCTACCATAAACATTTATATCTCTTGTATTATCACAAATTTCTTTTAATAAAATTTCAATTTGTTCAACTCTACCAGCATTTGTAATAGTTTTTACAGGAGTAGAAAAAGTTTCTATAACAATTTTTATCTTTTCTGTTGTAACATCAGAAGGAGCAATAAAACTATTTAATAAATCTCTCAAGATTTCAGTACTTTTTACAGTATAGTTTTTTTCTTGATTATAATGGGTATCTGCTGCTTCTCTAAAAGAAATGAAATCATTTTTAATAGCAAATTTAATTTCTTTATAAGATAAACCAGTTCCTCTGTTACCAGATTTAACTTGTTTAGGTCTCATAAACACAGTAAAATCTCCTGTTGGCAATACTGCTAAATCATTAACAAGGTCTGTTTTGTTAATATTTTCAGTAGCATGTAAGTTATCAAGGTCATAACCTTCGTTTTTAATAAGCGATTTTAATTCCCCCCAAGTTAGAGCTTCTGTTTCTAATTTTATTTTTTTCGCCCCTTTTGTAGCATAAAGAGTAATAACTCTTGCTGTAATTGTTTGTGTACTCATTTTTTTTAATTTTTAAAAATTCACCAATTGATTTTGTTTAGAGATTTTTTCTCTAATATTGTATTAACATAACTGAAATGATTACATCCAAAAAAACCAGCATTTGAAGAATATGTTTCTGCTGCTGGATATGCTGCTCTTAAAATATAGTTTATATATGGACTATTTGGTACATCTTTTATAGTTTCTTTACTATAACCTTTTACATCGAAGAGAGTATTTTTTGGCATATTTGAAATAAACATTTGTGCTTTCTTTCCCCACAACAACCAAATACAAGGATTTGTTGAAGCAATATACCATATAACTTTCTTTGTGAAGTTTTCCCAATATTTAAGATGACTTCCTGCTTTACCTGATTCTACTGTTAAAGCTGTATTTAATAAAAATACTCCTTGTTCTTCCCAATGTTCTAAAGTTCTCCATTCACCTATATAAGGTAATGCTAAAATATGCTCTTTTAATAGTTCTTCTGCTATATTTTTTAAACTTATAGGCATTTTTACATTTGAATTAACTGCAAAAGCTAATCCATTTGCCTTTCCTTTAGTAGGATAAGGGTCTTGTCCTAAAATAACAACTTTAATTTCTGAAACAGGTTTCTGAAATACTCTAAAAATCTTTTGTTTTTCTGGGTAATATATAGAAGTAGGCAGTACTTCCTGATTTAATCTTAACATTTCTTCTTGATTAAGTAACCCTGTTAATAAAGGTAACCATGAAAAATGAATTTTGTCTGTTAGTTTCATATAAATTTGATTAAGAAATCTTCTAATGCTTTTTTTCCCTTTTTGTGTAATAAATCAGAAGGGTCCGATATACCAATAACATTTAGTTTTTCTGGTAGCCATAAAGAATTACATTTATTAGGAAAATAAGAATTAATTAAGTTACTGATTTTTTGAGAACTCCAATCCCTTGAGTATCATTATCAAACCATACAATAACTTTATTAAATCTTTTAATTATAGGAATTAAAATTGTAGAATCTGGTATCATACCTTCATTTTGAAACCATATAGCATATTTACCATTATTTATAAGAACTCTCCAATCCTTATAAGATTTGGTAATAATTAGTTGGTTTCCAAAAGGAGGTAATTTATTTAAACCACCAATATCATTTTTTGTACAAGTAGAAATAAATCTTTTTTTATTTTCTCTATAAGGAAAATAAAGTTTTTTTCTATTATTATTAAAATCTGTATATCCATAGCAAATATCATAACATCTACTACTGAAATCTCCATTTTTTGAATTTGATAAATGATATTTATTAATCGCAAAAACTTTATCTTCTATCAAATTTTCTTTGGTTATTTCATATCTATTTTCCCAAAACAAACCATCTTTTTTTGAAAACGGTCTTGAATCAAAATTTAAAATTACTTCTTTCTTTTGAATTACATGTTGGATTCTTTTTTCTGCAACTACATTCTTATTCTTTATTAGTCTGTTATACACATATTCAAGTGTAAGGTAGAAATTAGAAATTTTAAAGTATTGCTGTATAGCATCAAAACAATCCATAGGTTTATTAATTTTACTATTAGCATAATCAATAAATCTTAATTTTCCAGTATAAGATGAAGCTCTTTCAAACCAACAACCTGGATTTCTATCATTTCTAAAAGGAGAAGTAACATAAACATATTCTTCTGGTTGAAATCCAAAAACTAATTCAAAAATTTCTTCTTCTGTAATATATTCAAGAATAATATTTTGATTAATAAAACCTCCTCTATCAATATCATCAACTGTAAAAACATTTTTATTCATATAATATTCTTAAAAGTGGTAAATATAGTAAAAGAGGTTTATTATTTAATGATTTCTACCAAGTAGATTTTTGAGCAGCACCATTTCCAGGTTGCATATTAGCTGCTTGAGCTAAAATGTTATTTGATGCCTCTTTACCTTCAATTTGTTGGTTAGCTTTAAATCCTTCCATGAACTTTTTATCTTTCATAATAGGATGTACTTGACCATTCTGATTTACATAAGTAAGAGAACCATCTTCTGCTTTCTTTTCTAACCAAATACCAACTTGGGCAGCACAAGTAAAATAGCCACCACCCATAGTTTTAGGTATTTGAAGATATGTTTTATCTTGACCTTCTGAAATTTGCCATTGATATTCCAAGAATATATCTACAGGTTTTGTAGCAAAATCAGCAGGAACAAGAACTACTAATGATTTAATACCAGCAACAATATCAGCAGGATTGATAGTAGCAACAACAGCATCAATTTGAGTTTGTGTTACACCTACTGCTTTTAGACAGTGTTTGATAACAGCAATTTTCTGACTCATAGAATCAAAATACAAATCTTCATACCCAACTTCTCCAGGATATACTTTGATGTTATTTTTACCAAACAAAGCTCCTGTATCTTCATACAATCTTCTTCTGTATTCTTTTTCATCTACTTTGAACCAAATATCTACTGCATTTGCTGGACCATTATTTATTCCACCATCAGTAATAAATTCAAATTTTGAGATAAAACCTTGATTTAAACCAAATTTACCTGATGCTTTACTTTTTAATGATTCATCTGTATCATTAACTGCGAAAATGTTTTTTAACATAATTATTTAGAATTTTAAAGGATTAATTAATTACCAAGTACCATTGTTACTTGGGTAAGAACCATGACATTTTCCATCAGTTCTGATTCAACTATATCAATTACTTGTTGTACAGCTTCTGATTCAACAATATGCATCTCTTGAGTAACATTTGATTCATCATCAGTATCATCAATCAAATTGATACCAAACTGTTTTTTTGCTTTACGATTTTTTAATTTTGGATGTTGCCAAACAGCTGCTTTCATAGCAGCTACAGTTTCTCCAAAATGAGTAGCAATTTCTTCTCTGCTTTTACCTTCATCAAGTAAAGCTAATACTGCTGATACAGTAATGTCTTTTTTAACTTCTTGTTCTACTGACATAATATAAATTAATTTAATTTTTGAATGTTTTTCAAGCTCTTTTGCTTCTTGAGCTAATTTTTTGTTTTTTCCTCTTCATAAGAAGTTTCTTTTGCTGTTTTAGATAAAAACAACATTAAGATAAAACCTATGTTTAAAAGAATACTGACCACAAGAAAGAATATTAATAGTTTTTCCAAAATATTCTTAATTATAATTCATCAATGCTTCCAATATAAACTGATAATCATTGCTTATTTTTGGTTCAAACAAGTTTTGTGGACTTCTTGCTGTATTAAAACCATTATTTTGAGTTTCTAAAATGTAACTCAAACCCTCTGTTGATTTCTCAACCATACTATAAAATACAGATTCAAGTTTACCTTCTAACTGCATTTTAGTAGCCATATTACCAAGAACTTTTAATCTTTGCATTGTTTCATTTCCAGATTTGAAAGTTTCAATATGTCCTGTAATAAAAGCATATCTTTCATTTTCAAACATATTTCTACCTAATCCTTCATCAATGTGATTGATAATTTCTTTGTAACTACTTGGTATAATATGAAAAGGAGTTCTTGGATTAACTTTCTTTCCATACTCTGCATTTCCACCTTCCCAAACAGGATTTTTGTTATCAGCATTATACCAAATATTAGCATCATGCTTCAAAGTTCTCATACCAGAAGATTTACCTGTACCAGGTTCTCCAAGTATTAAAACTAATTCAAATCCTCTTCTTTGTAGGTCTCCAATAAAAGTATAGATGTCCATTCCGTAATCTTTCCCATTATGTTATCGTAGAAGTTTTTTATCATCTACTTCTATATATCTCTATATAGTTCAGCATACATCTTCACTAATATATAGTGTTCGGCACTCTTGGATATATTATTGTTTTAACTAACTCAATATCTATGCGTTGAACCTTCCCCATACTATTATGTTATTTCAGGGTATTGGCTGCTGATTGCCCATTAGCCATCTCTATAATTTTCAAACATTCACACTTACTTTTTCAAGTTATGTTGTAGTTTATAGAGTTTTAGGGGTTTCCAGCAATTCACCGAATTTTAGATAAGCAGAGGATTTATAAAATCAAATTTATACATCATTTCAGGAATAATATAATCTTTTGTTAGATTGTAAAATATTCTTGCTGAATCAGCTTTAAAATATATTTTAAAATCTTTTTGTATAGTTATTTCAATATTATATGTTTCTTTTAAAAACATTTTTAATCTTAATAGTCCTTCAATTGAAAAACTGCAAGTAGCTATACTTATACTACAACCTCCTGATTTTGTTCCATCATCCATAAACCAATAAGCCATAGCTAAAGGTGTTAATAATGTTAAATCAAAAGGTACATCTTTTTTACCATTTCCTTTTATATAAAACAATTCATAAAATTGTTTTAAATTGTAATTATTTTTTAGACAAAAATAACAAGTCCGATATACTTTATTATTTTTTTTATTCTCAACTTGAGAATATCTTACTATAGATGTTAAGCTATCTAACTTTTGTTTTAAATATTTACAATAAATTTCTTGGTTTAAAGAGTGATTATATCTTCCTAAATAACTATTTACATGTTGTTTTTGTATATTTCCATCTCCTAATAAAGTACCAAATAATATTTGTTGTTGTTCTTCTGAAATAATTATATTATTTCTTCTATACAATCTATCATCTATCATTTTCCCTTTTTGTTTCCAAAAATAACCATTTACAGAATTTATATTATACCCTGTAATTTCAGATATTTCTTTATAAGATTTATTTTGACTATACAAATTTTCAAGTAACAGTTTATCTAATTTCATATAATATTTTTTTACAAATATAATAAAAAATCAGACATGTACAATTTTATTTTTTATAATTTTTATTTTTTACTTATCATGCCCAGCTTTCTTTTTATCTTTCATGTATTCTTCATTCTGAATACCAGTAAGAGTATCAACACAAATTGTTCTTATTTTTGTATCTGACATACCTATTTAATTATTAATTGTTTAAATTTCTTGATTCCTCCTAACATATCAACTCTAAAATGTTTAGGATAAATAGTGTGCCTACTTTCTACAAGATGAATACTTCTCATATAAGGATATAATAAATTGTTTGCTCTGTCTTTAATCATTTTTCCAAAATGTTTTGTTAGATTGTATCTATCATCATTTGGATTAAAAATTGTAAGCATAACATCACAATCTTCTGCTAAATTACCAGTTTCTTTTACATCATCTGAATTAGGATAAAGCATATCATCTTGTTGTTTAATTCTGTTACTATCTGTCATAGACCTATTAAGATGTATAATATGAACAAAACTATATTTAAAAGAAATTTTCATTTCCACAGCATATTCTGAAAATTTATCAACAGTTTGTTTTGCTGTAAATCCTCTTTCAGGAATAAGTTTTCTTAAATGGTCTGTAATAATAAATGTATATTTTTCAGGATTATTTGGTTCATATTTTACAATTCTTTTATGAATTTTACCATCAGCTCCTGTAAATTTGCTGTAAGTTATTTCACCATTTAATTCAGCATGTTTTATTAATGAATTTCTAATACCAGTAGGATTGTCTTTATTTTCAAAAAAACTAATTATACCTTTTTTCATAAGGTCTCCTTTGGTATCATATTCTCCAAATAAAGGAATTATTCTATTTTCATATACAATTTTAATTGCTTCAAAAATAGAAGGATTGACTTTGATTATTTTACCATTATCATCAGATAAAATACCTCTCAAATAGTTAGAAGACAAGTCAATAATATTTTTCCCTTCGTATAAAACCCCTTCATCTAAACTAATATTTTGAATACCATAATCAGAGTTTAAAAAATGAGCAACAAAATCAAATTCTTTACTAATTCTATCTATTTCATAAGAATAATAAATTATTTCTAAATCAATATAAGAAATATTATGAATAGATTTAATTTGCTCTTTTGTAAAACCATCATTTAAGAGTTTCAAATATGTGAAATTGTTATTAATAACAAATAAACAAGGACCTATAACAAAACCAGCATCGACAAGTGTTGATTTTCCCAAATTGTTATCTCTAAAGCTCTTTATCTTTAGATTCTGTAGTTTCTTTTTGTTATATCTACAGTTCAGACTATCTCTTCTATGACCTTTTAACATTGGTTGTATAAGTCATAGTACCGCTTTCTTGCATAAATTATATCCTCAACACCACTTGTTAGGAATCATTATGTAGTCGTTGCACACTCTCTTCATATTTCTATAAAGTATTGGCTCAAGATTGTCCACTTCTGGAGTTTCCTTGAATTAACGGTATTTTATAAAGGCAGATTTCAATCTTTTTTATACTCAAATATAAAATTATTAGTTTGTTTATGAATACCATATAAAACTTTTTGTATAGAACTCCTATTTATATTTAATCTTCTTGATGCTGACATAATACTTGGAAATTCCTCAATTATATTATTATTAACATCTTTTTGAATTATAATTTTTTGACCATTTATACTAATTACACCTTGTTGGTATAATTTTTTTCTTGTAATAGATAATTTATCTCTTACTGACTGAGGCATAGTATAATTAATAACATTTATATAAATGTTGTAATTAGGTTTATAAATAGTAATATAATATTGTTCTTTTTCTAATAAGTTTTGTTTTGTATATTCTAAAATTTTAAATTCAAAAATTAATTCACCATATATATCATAATCTTTTTGTAATAAATCATTAGGATGTTTCTTATGTTTAAGTAAAGAAAAATGTTTAGTTTTTCTATTACCTAGATTTGTAGAATGTCCTATATATAAATTATTATTTATTTTATTTATTATACAATAAATTCCTTCATTTAAAAATTCTAACATTTCCATAATTTTTTTTTACAAATATATGAAAAATAATTAATTTGAGCATCTAAATACGAAATTTTATTTTACCTTTAGCTGCACCAGCAACAACATAAATTGTTGCTTTTTGTAAATCATTAATGCTAGCAGAGATGTTTTCTAAACCTTCCCCCATAGGAAGACCTTTATTTACTCCTTCTTGTCCTTTTTTATATGCTTCAATAAAATTCATTACATCATTGTATTATTTGAACTATTTCTACCATTTTCAGAAACAGTCATTTCTTTGTATTTATTTACCCATTCTAATAAATGTGATACTTTTTCAGCACCTTGACCTTCATAAATAAATTTATGAGAAGTCTTTAAATATACAGGTTGCGTAACTGTTCTTAAATACATTTTAGTAGCTTCTATTATTTCATCTTGCCTAATTGCAGGATTATTAACAAAAAACGTTTTCATTCTTGCAGCAACATTTCGGTAAGTTCCTTTTCTGTCTTTATTAATGTTACTAAATTCTTCCATCCAATCTTTTACCCATTCAAAACCAGTAACTTGTTCTTCAAATAAAGGAATATTCCAATTAAGAGTTTTAGATTTTTCATCTAAAACTAATATCCTTGTCCTATTCATTTTTTCTACTAGCATCAAAGGGGTGTAAGAAGGTTTCACATCGTAATAAATAGATAATAAGTAAGCTGTACCATCATTTACAGGAATATCAAAAGTTTTTAATACAGTATTTATTTCAGGATTTATTAACATAATTGTTTTTCTTTTTGGATTAATAATTTTATCTCAACAATTTCCTCATAAGAAAAAGTCCTATCTTCATCATTAATTACAGTAATATATTTTTCGGTAAACATTGCACCAGGATTATCTGTTTTAGATAGAATAGAATTTCTTTTTAATTTATTAATTTTATTGAGTTGTCCATTTTTATATAATCTCACCTCCATTACTTTTTTGTTTTAAAGATTCATAACTGATATGCTCTATTTTAGATTGGTCAAAATTAGCTAATGCTGTATTAGACCATACTTCATCTTGTGTTTCATCACAAACAATAATCCAAATATGAGCTTCATGACCAGGTCTAAATCGTAGCAATCTACCTATTCTCTGAATCAAATCTTTTTCTTTTGAATTTAATTGAAGAATTAATCCTCTATCTAATCCAATAAAATTATGACCTTCATTAATAGCTTTTACACAAGATAATTTTTTAATTTCATCTTTTTTGAAAGCATTATAGAAAGCATTTCCTGATTTAGAGTGAAAAGTTTCTTTACAAATTTTCTCTGCTTTTTCTATACTACCACAAAATATCAAAGTTCTATCTTCTTTATTTATGTAATTATTTAGTATATATTGAGCAGCAATGAATTTACTTTCAAGATTATATATAAATCTCATTCTGTTAAAAGTAGAAATTTGACCAGGTCTTGTAAGACATAAACTAGATAAATAGTTATATTTAGCTAATTCTGTTTGAAAGAATGGTTTTTCTTTAGTACCAGATTGAACATTTTTATTAACATTATCCAATTTTGTATGAACAACAGTGATTTTATATGGAGCAACAAATCCTAACTTAACAGCATCATCTAATGTTAAATTATAAACTACATGAATACCTAATCTTTGAAAAATAGCTAATTTTTCTTCATCATTTGGTACAGTAGCTGTTAAAGCTATAACATTTTCAATATGATTATTACTAAACAATTCAGATGCTAATTCAGTCATATTATGACACTCATCAAGAATACCAGTATTAAAATCAAAATCTTCAATTTTAGAAGCAGAAGCATAACATAATTTTTCAGTCTTGTTATATAAAGACAATTCTCCCCATTTGTTAAATTCTTCTTTCCAATTTTCATCTCTTAATTTCTCTGTTGGTACAAGTAAAACATTGACATAATTAGAATCTTGAACATTATAATATTTTAATAAATCAATAGCAACCTTACTCTTTCCACTACCAGTAGCCATAGATACAAGACCTCTCCCTCCTGCATTGATAACTGCCCACATAGCTTCTTTTTGTACAATAGCTCTGATTTTATTAACAAATGTTGTTACTTCTTCTTCTATTGTTAATGTTTCTCTTAATAATAAAACCTCATCTACACATTCTAAAATAGATTCATGTTTTTTAAGTAGCAAATTTAACTTTTTTAAAACTTCTTTCATGTTAAAAACTTTTTTTTATACCTAAAAGGTAAAATTATAATTTCTGCTTTGGGGTTATCAGGTAAATTCATATTCTGAAATACTGAATGTGTTTTATCAGAAATGATTTGTAAAGGATATACGTCTATATCATATAAATCATTGATTACGATACTCAACCCTTTAACATCAAATACAGCAATTGGATTAAGTAATTCAAAATTAAATATCATTATTTTTCTCAATAATATTAATAATTTTATAAACTTCTGCTATATAGTAAGGATAATAAATAATCTTTTTTATTTCTTCATCTGTTATCATTTGATTGACAACAGTACATAGAAAACCAGCTTCATAATTACTATATCTTATCTTTTTTATCAGTTGTTTAAATTCTTCAAAACTCCCATTATAACCTTGTTCACTAATAGCAAAAGAATAATCATTTCTTAATTTCTTACTATCTTTAGGTTCAATTGGAGGCATTTCTTTTATTAGTGATATACCTTGACCTATATTATAATATTTTTTAGTTTCTTTATTATAAATTATTTCTCCACTTATTAAATATCTTGTAATTCTCTGAATCTCATTATCAGAAATTACATTTCCATTTTCATCATAAACTGTAGTTAAAAGTCTATCAATTTTATTAACTTTAGTTCTTTTAAAAAAGTCATATAAATCTGTATGATTGTAAATAAAAGTTTGAACATCTATTCCGTGAACAAAATAAGCTTCAAGAGCTTTAGGTATAACTAACATAGAAAAGTTCTTATATAATTCAAGTTCATATTCATAAATACCTTTCCTTTTGACCCCACCATGGTCATAAATTGCAAGATAATTATTTACATTACTGATTATCATTTTAGAATAAAATGCTTCTTCTAAAACTAAATCTGTTAAAGATTCCCATCTCTTACAGATTAATCTGAACAATTCTAAATCTTTTTTCTTAATCCTTATGGTTAAACCATCAGTATTAATTTGTAACATTTCATAGAAAGATAATTCTATGGTTAATGTTTCAACCAACATGCATAAAAGTAATTGACCATTTACACAAGTCTGAACTACATATTGCTTATCACATAAAGGACTAAATTCACTACCTCCCTTACCATAAGAACCATTCCCTGCTAATTTCATTGATGTATTTTCAGGAGTTTTCTTTGGATATAGTTTTCGTTCTTCTTTAATTTCTTTATGTACTTCTGCATATACTCCTTTCAAATGTTCAGGTTCAAAGTTGAATTTTTCAGACATACTTGGATAAAATCCGACTACATCAATATCAACTATCAATTCATCTTCTTCTGGTGTATAATAACCAGAAGTAATTGAACCATGAATACCACCTACTCCAAAATCATACTGAAATCCTTTATATACAATGTTTAAATTTTTCTGCTTCCCAACAGTTTTATTTACAAAATAATAAGGTTCTAATGATACTAAATCTTCAAAAGGAATTTTACTAAAAACACCATTTAATTCTTTTATTATTTTAGTTTTAAACCAATTAAGAATCTTTTGAAATGGTTCTTCTCTGAAAACAATAAAAGGAAGTATTGTATCTCCTATATTTATTGATTCTCGAATAGTATTTCTTGGCAATTTTCTAATTCCTCCAGATTGAGTTTCAAATTCAGTATAAACAAGATGTTCCCCTGCTTTTTGGATAATTTTACTAATAAAAATATGTTCTCCTATTTTTACATCATTAAAATTTGTAAAATCAATGTTGTATTTGGAAGATAATATTTCTCTTAATTCAATTCCAGGTAAAGTTTTGAAAAAAGTTAATTCTGTAGCATCAACATCATTATCACAATACTCAATTACTTTATAAATTTCTTCTCTTGTTAAATAAGTTCCTACAGGATATGGTAACTCTTGTATGTTATTTAACCTTAAATTAAATTGTAAAAGTTTTAAAGAAGTCATTTTAGCTTTATTATCAAAATGATTAATTTTGAATAAGTCAATTTGTTTTCTTAATGGAGTAATTGCTTTACTGAATCCACTACCTTGTGTTTTAATTTTTTTATCACCAAACTTGAATATAGAAAGACAAGCATCTTGTGCTGACATATTCATACATTTAGTAATAAGATGATGTAAAACAGGATAATCATAAAATAAATTATTAAATCCAATCATAGTTCCTACATCATTTAATAGCCATTTTACTAAATCATTTCTTTCATCTGCTAAACAACTGATTTGAAATTTTCTTCTTTCTTTTGTAAAAGGATTTTTAGCAGATAATAAGAATAAATTAGGGTATGATTCTTCATCATATATCCAAGTAAATTGTTTTACAGCCATAATAGTTTAATATTCTAATATTCCTGAATCTCGTATTTTCTCATACAATTCTATTTTCTGTGAGGGAAATAAAATTGTATCATCTATATATCTTTTGAGAGATTCTTTCCTATCTGAAATGGTTAATAAATTAGTTGTTTTTAGTGTTACTTCAATTCTATTCATAAGTTCTAAAACATAACTAGCTCCTTTTTTCATGTGTTCTGCATCTTCTAAATTGACAGCAAATATTTTATTTACATAATTTTCAATATGAGGAATTGAATTTTTTACACTTTGTTTTGCTTTATAAACTAATAATTTATTTTCTTCCATGATTTCAAATCTCTGTATTAACATAGATGCTAACACAAGACTTTCAATCATGACATCACTCAATTCTTCAGATGTTAATTTATTTACCATTAGGTAAAATTTTAGAAGCAACAACATTATTATAAACCTTATCCCCTTTAATTGAACCTGTAAAGTAATATTCTACTTTTATTTGCTCACCTATTTGCCATTCAGTATCTAAATCAATTCTTGATTCAAAAAATACTATTTGTTTTTCATTAGTTTCTACACCAATTGTTCTTTTACTAAATGGGTTACCATTTTTTCTTTCTATTTGAATTACATCTGTCAGTGTAATTATTTTACCTTCTAAAACATAGGTTTTTCGATTACTACTCATATTTAAACGTTGTATAAAATTAATAAATCACTTGCTCTAGTTACACCTGTATAAAACAATCTCAATTTTTCTTTTTGGCTTGAATTGCGATTAATATTCCCAACATTGAGAATTACTTGTTTATATGTACTCCCTTGACTCTTATGTACGCTAATAGCATGATTATATTTTACTTTAGCAAACCTGTCTTCAAAAGCATTTTTACTTGCCCATTTTAATTTTTTATTATGGCAACTGTATTTCATAAGAGTTAATACAGCATTTAATTGCTTTTCTGCATCTTCATGTATTATGAATATTCCTTCCCAGATTAATTTACCATCATTCCATTCATCAACTTGTTTACCATTTATAACATAAGTTTTTAATGTAACAACATTGACTTTAATAGGACTTTCTTCCATTATAACATTGAATACTATATCAACAATATCAAGTTTATCGACTTTTATTTCTTGATTTGTAAAATAAGTTTGATAAGGTTCATCAAAGATAAGACTTTCTCCTAATTCAATTTTAGTAGGATTAGTATAAATTTTTTCTCTAACTAAATTATTTATCCTATCTATTTCTTTATTTTCCCAAGCGAGATATTTTAAATCATCTGAACCATTTATAGTAGCTAATTCAGAAATTATTTTGTCTTCATCAGTAGTATAAACAAACCCTTTATCATTACTTAATCTTGTTTGTAAATCCCATATAGCATTTATATTTCTACTCAATGTAATAATAGGATTACCTTCTCCTTGCCTAATGATTTCAGTCAGTTCTACTTCTGGATAACTTTGTAAAAATACTGGACTTTCTTCTTCTTTTACTGGATTTATTTGCTTATCATCTCCAAGAAAAATAACAGTTGTTTTATTTATTGTAGCATACTTTTCTATCCAACCTAACATTTCTTCTCCAATCATAGATGATTCATCTATGATTAAAAGAGCTACATCAACTAAAGGCATACGTTTAGAATTATTTGATAATAAAGGTTGAAAATGTTTAATACCTGTATTTTTATCAATAACTATTCCTACTTTTAAAGCAGAATGAATAGTAATTAAATTTAGATTTTTAAACTCTTCTTTTTTGGTAATTTTTCCAGCTAATACTGAAACAGCTTTATTTGTAGGAGCAGAACAATAAATAGATTTGTATTTAGGAATACCTTTTGATAAACTTTTAAGTAATTCATCTACTACTGTTGTTTTACCTACTCCTGCTGACCCTTTTATAAGTAATCTTTTGCTGGTTTTAAGTATTTCTATACATTGGTTTATAACATCTTTTTGATGTTCTGTTAATATTATCATAAGTATTTCATATTATTAGTTTTAATATTAATAAAAAAACAGAAAGTGAAGAAAAATCTTCACTTTCTGTTAAAATTTATGAATTAAATTAAAGAACTTTTTGACCAGCTTCTTCTAATT